CTATTTACCTGCTTGTGAGGCGGATTCTGACGACTTTTCAGCGTCAGATGATGCAGAACTATCCGCTACAGCAGCTGTGGACGCTGGCCCTTGCACTTCATCAGCAACCTTATTAGTCGTTGCTTCGACTTGGATTTTCTCATTACTATCAACTGTTGGCGCTGCCACCGTTTGAACGTCAGTAATAACACCCAGCATCCCGAGGATCGTTAATACAGTATTAATAACGGCGACAATGGCTGACCAGTCACCAGTAAACTTAATGCCAAACATGGCAAAGATTTGTTGAATCAAAACGATCAGTAACGAAATAATCCCAGCAATCAACTTACCATTTAAACTTCCGTCGGCATTCTTAAAACTAATTTTTTTCATTTCCTTTGGCTTCCTTTTCATATAGATGTTTAAATTCAATGTCATGACCATCTAGCCGGCCTTCTACCTTAATGACCCGATTTTCAATCGCATTCATTGCTTCAGCATTTTGCTGCCTCACTTTTAAACTTTCATCGGTAAAATGGCTCAGCCGCTTGCCTAAATCGTTAAGCGGAATACGAACCGTTTTATTTAAAATCCAATTAGCCAATACACAAATACTAGTGACAATGGCAACAATGGATCCCCATTCATCCCAACCTAATCCTAATAGTGTATGCAATTACCGCACCACCAATCGCTGACCAGGATAGATAGTGGTGTAAATCGTTTTGCCGTTCTGACTAGCTAATGTAGTTATACTTAGGCCGTTGCGCTGAGCGATTGACCACCAGCTGTCGCCAGACTTGACTGTGTAATACGTATGAGTTGCACCACTCTTTACGTATTCCAGCGTATTGCTTGCCGGGCCGGTTGCTAGATAACCATAACCATTAAATCGTGGCTGACGTACCCAGCGATAACCATTCTGAATGATAGCTTGGTCAGTTTTGACCGTAGTCCCAGCTGGCAAGATAGCAATCACACTTGATGCCGTTGACGTGCCAGTGCGCAGCTTAACCGCCGTCTTGAGCGTATAGTTTTTTGACTCCTTGACCCACTTGACCGAATTAGATGGCTTGGAAGTGTTTTTGTTGGCCTCCTGGTTGTTATCATTAACGGCATCTGGATCGGTTGGCTTGACCGTTGATTTCTGACCAGCTGTGTAGTAATCAGTATAAAGTTGACTGACGTCAAAGCCACCGTAGCTAATCCGGAAACGAGCTGCCCCGGACCATTGCCAGGCATTGTTATTCGTATACCACTTCTGACCAGACATGACATAGGGGTAACCAGCAACCCAACCTGTTTTGCCCTTGATGGTCATCTTGTTGTTAGCCCATGATCCAGACGTATAAATGTCGGCCCGATAACCAAACTTCTGAATCTCTTTCATGAAGGCAGCATTGTTGCGGTCGTTGGCCGCTTGTGACAAGATTCCTTGTTCCTCAGCCGATTCTACGTCCGTTGCCAATACTGCGCCCACTGGTAGTCTGGCCGCTTTGGCTGCCTGACCAGCAAAGTCAGCTTCGGCAATTGCTTGAGCCTTAGTTTTATAATGGGCAAAGTGATAGCCGTTGACGTATAAGCCAGCTGCTTGACCATTAGCGATATTGCTAGCAGCATAGCCATCTTTGAAGGTTGTACCTTCACTAATCTTTACGGTAAGGGCCTTAACACCAAATTCATTACGCATCGAAACATACTCTGTCGTTGACATGTAGCCGTTGTTATTAGACACATCGACCATATCCATACGAGCAGCCTGACTGGTAACGTTGATCATTAAAAAGGCCATAAAAATGGCGCCCATCATTAAGATGAGTGCCTTTAATTTACGTTTATTCAATTGTCTACCTCCTATTTGTCATTCCTGATTGAACGGTCAAAAGCATCCTAAAATACACTGGCCTAGTCGTTTTAACTTATTAATTTTCAATTCACCATCTCTTCAAAGTTCATCTTTCACTTAATATTTATGATGTTGGCAATTCATTCTTAAGAATGGATTGCAGCACGCTCTGCGCCTCCGACATTGTAACATCGTCTAACTTCTTATCTGAAAAATCTGATTCAGTGGCAGTAACATTCGCATTCACATATGTGCCAGTTTCAGACTGATTAAATTGAGTGGATACAGATGAAATCCTGCCAGCAGTAAAACTCCACCCACCATTAACTGCAATTAGAGAGTCAATTATTGATGGAATCTTATTCATCGCACGTTTGGATAATTCTTTTTTTGTTAGATCATCGAAAGTTTCATCTTTAGCTAAGTCTGTCGGATAAATAGTGACATTTGCCGTAATAGTTACTCGACCTTCTACTTCGCCACGAAGACCTGCAATTACAGAACTCGTATTTCCAGTTCCATCGATATTATAAGAGATGCTAGTGTTTAATAGTTCCATTTTTATTCCCCTTTTCCATATGCTTTATCAAACTGTTCAAATACTAATGCGTATACTAAAGCTGTTTGCCCTTCCAGCTCATACGGGTAATCCTCAAGTGCATTAAATAAAGCTTTCATTCGTGCAGAATATGAGCTAATTTCAATACTTACTGGTTCTTCTACTAATTGGTCAAACTCTTTTTGAGCTTCTTCCATAGTATATCCATCTTTAAGAATAAGCGTCTTTTTGTCTTCCTTATAGACAAATTCCCCATCTTCATCGGTTTTAAAAAAGTTCTTTTGCGTTGCTAATTGGTCAGCATTAAACTGCTTGTTCAGGTCCTCAAGTCGATTAATTAACCATGTCCGCCCGAGAGAAGCTCGACCTTTAAGCTTAAACTCTGCCATAGTGTTTCCAATTGATACTAGTTGCCCATTTTTGAATGTTAATACTTCTTTTCTTGCTGTCATAATTGACTATACCTCTTTCGTTTGTTTGATTTTGTTTTCCAATACAGTTATGCGATCTCGATAGTTACGAATTAATGGAATAAGAGCCAATGCTACCCGGTCATACTGAATACCATTGACCTCCCCTTTATCATTGTACTCAACAAGTTCGTTCAGACCAGCATCATCCAGATCATCAGCAATCATTCCGAAATAAGTTTCCGGGTCTTTAGCATCAGGATTGCGAGTCTTTGCTAATACTTCTTCTTTGTCTTTCCAATGTGCAACTGGAACTTCTAGGAGTTTATCCCCCATCTCGGTTTCAAATGTTCGAACAATCTCAGTCTTATACTTAGCGGCGGAAGTTGACATAACTAATGCACCATCACCTGCCAAGTATGCATTTGCAGCATGAGATGACGTATGAGGGGACTTTAGATAAATGTAGTTGGCCTGCATACTGATGTTAGAACCATTCATGCCCGTACCTGCATGACCAGTATCACCGACTTTTATATACGGCGATATGCCTATACCATCGGTGAACTCTTTGCCGCCAGATATAAGAACGCCTCGCTCTGCTCCACCAATCTTGGTTGCTTGCCATCCGCTGGTTGCATGGCCTCCAGAAATACCTGCAAACTTTTCTTCCCCCATTGGTGAAGTAAATATGTTGCCGTCATTAGCTCGGTTAGTAACCACAAAATAGTCACGCCCCAGAAAGTTGCACCACCCCAAGACGCCCCCGCCTGAGCGTTACTGATACGAACATATGGTGTAGCTTGACTTGAGAATAATGTTGGTTGGATCATTTGAATTTCCCCACCAGATATAAATACACGATTATCCTTATTCGCAACTGAAATGTACTTGTTATTAATATTAATATCAATTCCATTATCAGATGAGTGGATACGGCCCGCCTGGAATTCAACATTACCACTATTCAGATTAATTGATAAGTTACTACCTTTAATTGTACCAGTGGTTATATTGTTCGCATTCAAATTGATTACATTTATATTCGCAGCGTTGATAGTACCTGCAGTAAGTTTATTGGCACTTAGGTTCTCAATCATGGCGTCCTTAATGACCGCCTTATCAATATAGGTATCAGCTGTGATATGCAATTTGCTACCGTATATCTGAATTCCTTCAGGAGAGATATTAATTGCATTAATAACCCCAGCCTTTTCGACACGAAGATTGATCCGGTCATTAGTTTGATTGATATAAGAATATGCCTTCTCAAGTTCAGCATTAGTTGAAATATCAGGAACAAAGGAAGCAGCTTTATCTCCTTGATTAAGCATTGGACATATCATAGCAATATGCCCACCACCATGGACTCGAAATGAAAGACAAACTGTTTCAGTTCCAGCCGGAGGAACAGCGTTTTCAACTTTAATTAATTCTAGTCCACCGCTGCTTTTATGCGTTTCCTTATACCCAATACGAGCACCTTTAGTGTCGTAAAATTCCACAATGATCATCGCAGCAATTCCAACGGTATCAACATTCACATAAGCACTAGCAGACCATGGAGTTGAGATATCTTGTCCAATAACAATTTTTCTTGAGAACAAATTATACCAACTACTGTTGTCCGTTGTTACTGGCTGATTAATACAGATTCCTTGATAACCGTTAACCCATGCCCAAGCATAATCTGACTTATACCACATAGTAGTTGTCCCGCCGGTCCAAGAGGTTCCATCCATATAGTCGTACTGGAACTGTGCATTAGTGACCATATTCCGCTTGCCAAAAGTATTGACTTGTCCTACCACAGAGGTTATCTGATTATTCAATTGAGTTACTTTAGACTGGTAAATGTCATTATCAACCTTTCCACGCACTGTTGTTTGAATTGCATCGACTGTTTGAGAGATGCTTGAAAGTGCTGTGATTGTCGCATTGTCCAACGGACTAGTGGAATAGTCAGTCGCATTAACTCCAACTTCAAGTTTCATTCTCCGGAATCGGAATACAGTCGTTGAATCGAAGTTGAATACTTGCCAGCTCAGGTAAAATGCGGTTGCATTCGCAGGTATTGTGAATGTGTACTTAACTTTTACAAACCCAGAGGTATTAGTAGCTAGGCCCCCAGACTCGTTACCGGAGTAATTCGCCCAACCACCATTTGATTGATATTGTGATCTAAAATGAACGGAGCCTTTGCTTACATATACTTCACCCTGAATGGTATAAGTTTGTCCAGGCTTAAGATTATGCATACTAGCGTCAATTGCACAGAAACGGTAGTACATTTCGGAGCCCGTAGGTTTTGTCATTTCAATGTAGCTGTCATTTCTTGTCATAGAAGCATTGTACACAGGGCTGGAAGTATCACCTTGGACTGATACAGGTCCAACACCATTGTCTGCAGTATTGGCAAGTAAATTAGTTCCCACAGCACTATCCGTCACCTGTTGCTGAACTGTCATTAAAGTGCTATTAAATTCCGTAGCACTTGCCTGCAACTGACTAATATTATGTTCATTAACAGCATTGGAAGCATTTAAAGAATCAAAGCTAGCAACTAAAGACTTGTTCGTTGCCTGCAGGGTTCCAATGTCCTTAGTTTGCTTACTCAAAGTATCATTGACGGTAACAAATTGAGCTTTAAGCCCACTGGAATCAGCTTTCAAATCATTAAGACTTGTCGTCTGTCCATCAACCGTAGTTTTAACACTTGACAAAGTTACACTAAGACTATCTGAAGTTAGCTTAATCTGATTCTGTGTCCATGTCTGGGTGGCGTATCCGTCAAGATCTTTTTGCTCAATTTTCTTAGAAATATCGAGTTGCATACCGTCCACAGTTTGCGAAAGCTTGGAGAAAGCACTCACGGTTGCTGTGTCTTCTGGATTTACTGAGAAATCAGTCGCCACTGACCCCTTTTCAAGTTTCATCCTCCGGAATCTCAAAATCGTAGTCGAGTCATATCCATCAACCTGCCAACTAGTGTAAATAGCTGAAGCGTTATCAGGGACAGTGAAAGTATGGCTGACATGAACAAAATCGTCACTATCGGAAACTAAGATTTCGGATATTCCGGTGTCATAGTTTGCCCATCCTCCAGTGGTCATACGTTGCGATCTAAACCTGACAGCACCTTTGGAGACTGACACATCTCCCTGAATGGTGTATGTTTGACCTCGTTCCAAACCGTGCATTTCATTTGTTATTGGTCCACCGAAACGGTAATACATTTCAGGAGAAGTGGACGGCGGAGCAGTTACTTGGCTGTAGTCTTCAGTTCTAGATAAGAACCCAGATACAGACATGTCACCGATACTCATTTTAACAGGATGACTTGCATCATTATCGTCACCGGTGTTCAGTAACAGGTTAGTTCCAACAGCACTGTCTTGGACTTGTGTCTTGACAGTCATCATCGTGCTATTAAGTTCTGTGGCCGTTTGACGAAGCTGGCTAATATCATTCTTATTAGTCGCATTATCAGTAGTAAGTGTATTGAACCCACTGGTCAATTCTTTGGATGTAGCTTGCAAGGAACTAATATCAGTAGTGTGCTTACCGAGAGTATTATTGACAGTCGTAAACTGGCTCTTAAAAGAACTTGAGTCAGCCTTGAGGTCATTAATACTGATAGTCTGACCGTCAACAGTCGTTTTGACACTGGACAGGGTCGCATTTATTCCATCAGCAGTAACTTTAATCTGGTTTTGCGTCCAAGTCTCAGTAGCGTAACCATCCAAATCAGTCTTAGTCAGTTTTGTAGCTAGACCATTCTCTAACTCTGCAATGGTCATAGTTGAACCATCAGTTAGAGTCTTGTAACTCTGGCTGACCGCTCCGGCTATTTGCTTGGCATCTTTAGAATCAGCTGCAGCAGAAGAGGCCTGTTTAACGGCAACACTAGCATCACTTTGAGCGCCAAGTGCACTAGCTAAGGCACTCTCTGCCTTTTGGTCAACTTTTCCGAATTCCGAGGCTGTAGAGTTTGCTTTAGCAGCTGCGGAACTAGCGTCGCTTTGTGCACCTACTGCTTTATCCATAGCTTGATTAGCTAATGCATTTGTATCATCGTACTTAGCCGCAAGCTGGGCAGCTTTATCAATGGCCGCTTTAGCTGTATCTATACCAGCCTTAGCTTCCAGTTCCACTTGGTCAACTTTCGCTTTCACTTCTTCCCCAGTAGTGTCCGACACAGTAAGTACCCATTTACCAGTTCCATCTGTCTGACGCTCGTAAGTCCACAATTCAACTTTATTACCGTTCTGCTTGTACCAGATATCGTTAAATTTAGCTCCGTATGGCGGTTCAGTTGTATCTGTACCATAGATATAGTTACCCGAAGCACCTTGTCGTCCACCTAAGTCAGCAACATATTGTGATAGCTCACCTCGCCAAGCATAGCTGCTACTAGAGGTTGAGGTCTGATCTGCTTTAGAAACAGCAGACAAACTGCCATCAAACGTCATAGTATAACCATTATTAGGCACGTTGAACTTGTTGCCTTTAGTATCCTGTAGTGTTAGCCAATCGCCAGCTTCTATTGCAGGATTGCCAAACCAATTCAAACTGAAAGGGTAGAAGGTCAAGCTTTGTAACTGTTGCCATATTGATGCTAAACGATCCATTGTCATCAAATTGTTGGTGAGTTTAATCTGTGATCCTGACGTTGCCCCTACTTGAAGCGTGTTTGTAGTTTCGGTACTCTGACCTGTTGAATCCGTAGTAGTCGTTGTGACCTCACACTGAATACCGCCAATTTTGTATGGTGCTTCATTTTTTGTTAAGCCACCTTGTTCGTATTGGCTCGGATCTAATGTATAATCTGACTCTGCAATCGTGCGAATTGTTAATTTGCCGTCCCTATCAAACGTTGCAAATCCAGCATAAAATTGAGCAATCATACCAATTGCATTTCGATACGTTTGACCGGTAATAGCACTGGGTAAGTTAACTTGTACAGGCAAATGACTAATGTCAGTTGTATTAAGTAACACGCCAGCCAAATTTGCAATTTCTGCAATCACACTGGTCATTTTCGCAGGGTAAGTTAACTTAGAAGTGTAGGTACCCTCCAATAGACACATCTGGTCATATGCCTTAATTGTTGTCTCATCGTTGTTTCGGTCCATTTGAATGTCATCTGATACGATAAAAAGGCCAAGCGAGCTATACTCATAGCCATTAGATGTTTTTATACCAATCTTAGGCAATACCGTCATGCCAGGTTTAAGTCCTTCAATTAAGTGTGAAAACTTAATTGTCACGCTGTTTTCATAATTCGAGCCAATACCAAACGTATCTCCAGTATAGCCACCTGCGTCATATGAAATGGATGCAATATCTGTCGTTTTATAGTCAATCTTGTTAATTGTGACAACTGAATCCAACGTCCGTTCAGTTGCCTTCCATGCAGCGAGGGCTAAATCAGATTGCTTAATCATTAATTTTCACCCTCCTACTGTTCAATGAAGTCCATTGAAACATTCTGCCAAATATAATCTGATGTTACTGGATTAAGTGTATAAACCGGCGCAGTCCGATCACCAACATAAAATGTTTTGGTCACTACTGCACCTTCTTGTGGGTCTAAATAACTGCAAGAAAAAAACTGTCCAGAGACAGCTTTTAGTATTGTGCTATTCTCGGCCAGTGTTAGCGGCCCCCATTTTACTGTTAACTTGCGTTTGATTGCGACACGGTCTCGATGCAAAAGTCCATTCGCGTCACGCGATGCTCTTGCATCGATATCTTGAATTGCAACTTCTAGGGACTGTGGTGCTTTAACCACTGTCCCACCAATCTTCAGTGAATATGTCAATCGTAATCATCTCCTATAGTCTCAACATGTTTTTACCATTCTTCTGATTTACCGCGTTAATGCCTTTAATAGCAGCATTACCGAACTTCTCATCGCCAACTTGCAACGTCAAGTTCACATTGATTGGTTGATTGTTCATGCTGCCGCCAACATTTGTCATTTGTAAGCCCTGTACAAGCGCATTAACGATGCTTGTTCCGAGCTCGTTAATGCCGCCACTATTCACGCTCTGTGTACTTGTACTACTTGGCTGACTAGCCAGGTTGCTCATATCCATCGACTGAGTTAAAGCTGTGGGCATTTGTAGGCCATCACTGAACGTTTGTCCCATGAAGCTTAGTGCCTGCTTAATCAATTGCATTGACCGTGGAATGTTAGTTAAAGGTAAAACCATTTCCGGCTTATTCTGTTCAGCCACTTCGATCATTTGATGAGCATCAACAAGACCACCATTAGCAAAACGGCGGTGCCCAATCGGTCCACTGTGCAACCAATCAAATTTAGGCGTGCCCCAAATGACTGTATGACCAGCAGCATTGTAATAGTCTGAGTTATTCAGATAAGCCAATACTTGGTCAAATGATGATCTGAAGTTATGATGTCCAGGAAAAGCAAATGCATCAAATGTTGACTTGACATACTGTAGTGGTCCACCTGCAGGATTACCAGCTAGCGAGTTCACATCAGTAATTGTCTGCGTAATATTTCGATTCCCGGTCTCTGACTTAGCCACTTCAATGATATCGTGTTGCATCTTTGACCACCGCGATTTAGGAACTTTAGTCATCTCGAGTGCGCGACTAATCATTGAATGAGTGATTGCACCACCATTTGGTCCTTCGCTCTCGCCGTATTCTTTGAGAATCTTACCGACCCAACTTTTAGCACTATCAACACTAAAATCCACCATACTTTTAGCAACATCTAGCGGATAGCCGCCTAAGCCGGTAAATTTAACAAACTTGTTCATAGCAGCTTTCAATACTTTTTCAGGGTGCGTGACATCGTCCCAGATATCACTTGCCGTATCTTTCACACCATTGGCAAAACTGCCTACACTGTCCCCTATACCACTGAACAAATCACCAAAATTCGGCATGCTAAAGTTGAAACTTGGCAAATTGAAGTTACCAATACTTGAAAAGTCAAAATCAAAGTCTCCAATACCACCAGCATAGTGTGGCACCATTGCTGTTGCTTTACGAGCCGTTTGAGCCGCATTGAGAATTTGAGTACCTCTCGGAAGATTGACCATCATATTGCGAACTGCTGGGAAAAGACCTGTTCGTCCATTTGGTAACTTGTATGCTTCGCGATACTTATCACCAACCTGATCATTAACGATTGCTGGACCACCTTTATGGCGACCACCAGTTGCAAATGACGGAACACTCCAGTGGCTCAATGACTTTGCTTTGCTGGAGGCACCTACGTGATTGAGAATCCATTTAATGCCATCGATAACGCCATTAACGGCTTTTCCAATCGTACCAATAATTGCATTAGCAACATCCGCAGAACCCTTTTTTACAGACTTCCAACCAGATGAAAGACCGCCACCAATTTTACCGCCTAAACCACCGGCCCATTTTGCAATTGTTTTACCCGTGCCAGTTCTAAACGAGGCAACCCAATTACCTAACTGAGTACCGGCTCTTAACGCAGCCGTCCTAGAACTCCCCATTCCAGAACTAGTCTTCGAGCCTAAACTTCCAGCCCAACTAGAGACAGTCTTACTTGCGCCAGTTCTAAAGTTATTAACCCATGAACCTAACTTACTACCCGCATTCTTGGCTAATCGTTTGCCATCTTCGACTTTAGTATTAACATTACTACCGATATTTGATGCCCATTTTCGAATACCGACGATTGCACCTTTAGATTTGCTCGTAAACTCAGACGTCCAGTTACCAATCTTTTTACCCGCTTCTTGAGCGGCCTTTTTACCATCAGAAACTTTCTTATGAACACCGCTGCCAATATTCGACGCCCAAGTATTAACGGTTCTTTTAGCGCCGCCAACAAAGCCAGTAGTCCAATTACCAATGTTCTTTCCTGCTTGTTGAAAATCCTTCTTGGCATTTGTTATATGAGTTCCAACTTTTTTACCAACACTCTTAGCCCAATCGGAGGCTTTACCCGGTAATTTCGATGCCCATTTAAGAATATTCTTACCTGTTTTTGTATCTTTAAGGAACCAGGAAGCAATCGTGCCAACCGGATTAATAATAAAACCAATTATTTTAGTCCAATTTTTAGAAATCCAATCGATTGAATCACCAAACCATTTGGTTATATTCTTCCAAACAGAATTACAAAAATCTCTAAATTTCTTATTATGTTTGTATAGCGCGACGAATCCAGCAACTAATGCAGCGATAGCCAATACCACTAATGCTACTGGATTCGCGTCCATAACTACATTCAATGCAGCTTGACCAACAGCAGCCAGTTTAGACCACACAGACCAACTCTTGAGCGCCTTCCAACCATCTGCTAATGCAGTAGCATAATCTGACCACTTCATTTTTGCAAGCGACCATAATGTCTTCACGTTGCCAACAGCTTCTTCTAGCTTATCAATTCCAGTAATCCCTTTAAAAAAGTCTCTGAGAACATGCCCTTTACCACCAATAGTAGCCGCTTTGTCAGCTAATTTTCCAAGTAGTCCTATTCCATTACTTAGCCCCGTCATTGTTACTTTAAATGCAAACATAGTTACTAAGACTTTCGCCATTGCTTCAACGGCCGTATGGTGTTTATCTACCCAACTGGAAATCCCACCTAATGCATCTGCTAACTTCTTAAGCATGCCAACGATAACTCCACCAGTCCACTTTGCTAATGGCTCAAGGAACGAATCCCATATCCATTTAAAGGCTGGCTGTGAAGCTTGAATAATGCGGTGAAGCAACTTAAGCGCCGCAGCTAATGCATCGAAGAAAGTTGGGATTAAATTAGTAATCGTGTATTTGGCCAATGGTAACAGGATATTTTGATATCCCCAATCCAGGCCGTCCCATACATCTTTGACTACTGGTCTAATCGCTTTTAGCAATCCATCAATCGATTGTAGTAAGGGTGTGAAATTAAGCTTAGAAGCCCACTTAACGGTTGCTCCTGTCATGTCGTTTAACGCACCCAAAATGTCATTAACCATACCGAGCAGCGTTTTAAAAATAGATGTACCAACGCCGCCATGTTGCCAAGCCTTGTCAAATTGGCCGCCAAGTGCACTAACAGTATTAAAGATGTTTGTGAATATCTTGTAGAGATTTGATGCAATTTTCTCACCCGCACCACTATTCCAAGCATTACGAAATGCTACTGCAATATTATTAAGCACTTTTACTACAGCGTTCAATGCATTTAAAATTAATTGAATAAGCTTGGTACCAGTGTTGCCATGATTCCATGCATTATCAAACGCCTTAGCGATATCACCAATCAGCCCGACTAAATTTGTCACCAACGTAATGAGATTGGCAAAAATCCGTTCGCCCAGATTGCCGCCATTCCATGCACTACGGAATGAAGTGGCAATATCGTGGATCAGTTTCAATACATTATTCAGCGAATTGAAAATAGTTTGGACTAGCTTAGTACCACGACCGCCGCCACCTTCCCATGCTTGTGAGAACGCTTTGGCAATATCACCAATAATGTTAAGCATGTCTGCTAACAGCTGTAAGATAGCTTCTACTGTCTTCTGACCAGTACCGTTGTCCCATACATGCATAAACGATCGTCCAACATCGCTGAGCGCTCGTTCAACCTCTTTCCAAGCATACTTAGCAGCATCCACTACTGAGTTACCCTTGGCGTCCCAAGCTGCCTTCATTGGGTCGAACAGCTCACCTAAAATTTTTTGCAGTTTTTTAGCTGCATCAGTTGCGCTGTTGAATGGCTGACCTAATGGTACGCCGAAATTGACACCATCATCACCAGCTCCAGCATCAGTACCATCCGTCGATTGCAGTGGCGTACTTTCCGGTGCGTTTTGTGTTGGCGTTGAATCTGGTGCCGTTTGTGTTTCCTGCGGAGTAAAAGTCTCCTTTGGCTTTTTATCATAAGAGTAGTCTTCATCATCATTGCTCTTATCAAGAACATTCAGTTCATCAAAGCCCATCAAAGATTGCATGAGCTCTTTATTCTTTTTCTTGGTTGCTTCCATTGAGGCCTGGGACCGTTTATTTGCAGCCTCAATTGCTGCATTAGCAGCACGAACTTTGGCTGCACCTTGCTTATTAGACTCCGCAATTTGTCGATTTGCTTCACGAACTGAGGCTGCTTGAGCTTGATTTTGAGCGCGTATTTGTGCATTAGCCTCACGAACCGACTTTGCTGGGCAGCGTTTTGTTTTCGAATCTCTTCGTTAGCCTTCTTAACAGAAGCAGAAGCTTTACTAGAAGCTGAGGCCGTGTCATTCAGTGCCTTAGACTGCTCATAAAGGCCCTGCGCACCTTGTCGAGCTTTGGAGTAACTCATACCCGTTAGTGCTGACGTGAACTGTGCCAACCATGATGTGGCTTTAGATAATGATGACATTAACGCATTCACGGCCGGAAGAACAAAGTTATAAATCGGATAGAATGCTGTCAGTAAATTGACCTTGATTTGATTCAGACTACTTGCAAACTGCGCGTTCGTCTTAAATGCTGTCATCATCCCAGTAGCAAGTTGCGTCAAGCCTTGGTACAGCAACCCAAATACGATTAATTGTGATGGGAGGTACTTCAACTGCTGGGCAATGCCGCCCAGGGCCCCACTGGTCCGTCTAGCACTAGAAGAGGCTTTGTTCATTGAAGAACTACTACTATTTCCAAAATTGCGTATCCGACTTGTTGCACTTTGAATACCGTTGCTAATGCGACTGAACCAATTAGAAGGCCCCTTACCGGAACCTGATCCTTTATTCATTGCGCTACTTGCCGCACTGCCGAAACGATTATACGAACCTGCCGCTCGTGTAGCAGCCGTCCCGGATTCACCCATCTCAGTATTGAGCTTACCAATTACAGATTTAAGTTCGTCACCACGATCAGAAACATAAGCATAGCTCTTGTTCAGACTATCATTGGAATTAATGAGCTTGTTCATCTTATCGCGTGTGCTCATGATGCTCTTTTCAAGTGCCGTGCTTTGCTTGGTCAGCCGGTCGCTGGCACCCATCGTCTTCATAGAATCCTGAACATCACGATAGGAGCCCTGCAACGCCTTCAACTGACGCCGATAGGTTTCAATTTTAACTTCGTTTTGATCCATAGCTTTAGAAATCTGCCGCAGTGAGTCCGGCACCGCTTTAAATTCTTGTCGCATTGATTGGGCTAGAGCTTTAGCTTGGTTTTGATAACGCGTCATCTGAGCTTGAGCGGACGCAACCTGATTATCAATTTTAATTCCTTGCGTCCCATTCTGTTGAGCGGTATTCAAGGACGTTTTTTGATTCATTAAGTCACGCATCTTGGCTTGAGCAGCTCGGGCCTGATCCATCTTTGCATTGATATCACTCAGCATGGCCTGTAAGTCCTGTTTTACCTTAACCCGGCTACCGGTAAACATCTTGCCAGCATTCTGGTTGACCTTGCTAGCCCCGGTAGATGTCGAGCTACTCATTCGTTCGAATGCAGTTTTGATAGTCTCGTTCAAACCGGACAACTGGTCTTGCAACTTTTGAACACCTTTAGAAACATCCATCGACTGCTCGGTCTTGTCCATACCGGACCTCGCACTATCAGCGGTCTTCCCCATCAATTTATCAATCATCGGTTGAACCTTGGCAAATTGTTGTTCCATTTGTTCAGTGTTCACTTTGAATAGCAGTTCAATTTCTTCAAGTTCCAC